CCCCACAACATCACATTTGTTCGGCAAGGTGATCAGCGTTTCCGCGGAGTCTTCGTTATTATCACCTTTATAATAGATCCTGTTCCTATTGGCCCAACCTGTAGCCCCAGCGGCAATTGAAGCATTATTTGCCACAATAGCGGCCGCAAGAGTTTTAAAAGCAGTCTCCCAGGTCAGACCATCATTGGTATCGGCTCCGGCATTTACATCAACAAAGAATACATCACCAATGATATTCAGCCCACCAGCGATCTGAGCCAGTGCCAAAAATCCAGGGACGGTATTGTACCCGTTAGGGATTCCCATTTATTTTTTACCTCCTTATTTAAAAATAACTGGTAAATATCAAATTATTTTTACGCAGTTCCTTCAACCGCACCTCCAAGAGTTTCACCGCTCACACCAGTTCCATGAGTAGTCGGCTTGACCCTGGCACCATACTGGATATACTCAGCACTGGCAATAACTGCATTTTGAGTAGCCCGGTCAATATAAAGCCGGATATACCTTTCAGTCGGACGATAGACATCAATGTAAAAAGTCTGATCATCGTCATCATCGGCGATTGTCTGAGAAGATCCTTCCAGGTCAGCCGCATCTGTCATAACGGCAACCGCCCCTTGCTGAGCCTTGATGGCCGTAACCGCACCACCAGTGATCGCTCCAAAGCGAACAACAATCAAAACCCCATCAAACCCAGACATGTCAAGAATGGTTCCTTCAAGATCAGTAGCCGCCGCCGCTCCGGCAGTTGGGGTAACAGCACTGCTGATCTTTACGTTTTTGGACAGATTCATATTTTTATCCTCCTTAAATTTAATAACTAATTGGCTTTGATTAAGCTAACTTAACCCGAACAAAAGCTTCTTCCAAAACCGGCATTCCATCTGATTCCCAGCGGCCGATATACCCAACCTGGTTGGTTTCTGCATAAAGCTGGTCAAGAACCTGAATTTGCATATCAAGGGCATCAACAATCCAATAAAAGCTGAAATCCCCCAGAATACCGGCATATAATCCAGTTGTAAATGTATTCGGAGCGTACTCAGATTCATTGAATGGGAGCTCTAAAATGGTATCGGGCTTGTCAGAAAGGCCGGCTTTCCAGAGATAATCCCCATTAGAATCCTTTAATTTCCGGATGGCTTTGATGACGTCCCGGTGGAACATCCATTCAGCGCTCTTCCTGTATTGGGCCTTCAATGTGTATTTTGCATTGATCAGGCCATCCCCCTTAATTTCTGTAGCAGAGTTTCCAGCACTGACATCACGACCTGTACTAATCCCATTAGCAGAGGCTACAAATATACCTAGCGGCTGATTAGCCCCAGTCCCTGTCAGGAATCCTTTTTCATGGGTAACCCCAAATTTGTAAGACAGCCTGTCACGAACCAGACCTTCAACATCAATCGAAGCGATTCGAATCAGTTTATTGCTGACCTTAATGCGCTTGGCCAATGGGTGAGGGCGGAGTTCCCTTTTACCAAAATCCATTGTGGAGTCTTCACTACCGGTCTTCAGTTCAGAAGTCCAATCGGCATCATCCGGGTCAGAATCAAGAGAAGGAACTCCCAGGCTTTCCGCTTTATCAACGGTGAGCACTGTGGCTTTCTGGCGGATATAAACATTATCATCAACCGCCTGGATAAGCTTGGCCGCAAACTGTTCAGAAACCACTACAAAGCCGCCGGCAGTATCACTATCTGACTGCAATGCACGGGTTTGTTCTGCGGATAAGACCCGGATACCACCCCGCAAACAACGCTGAAAAGCCCTCTGATATTCCTCTGTTGCACGGGGATTCACTTTTTCCAGGACATCTAAATGAGATTGTCCAGGGTCAGCCGGGACAACACTACGACCTTGAGTCTCCCGGCCTTCAGCTTCAATCTGTCCGAGCGAGTCTTTACGGGCTTGAGAGCGTTCAACCTGGTCAATATCTTTACCCATAACTTCAATATCTGCCCAGATTTTTTCATACCTCTGATCCTCATCAGTACTCATTTCCCGCTTTTCTTTTTCCGCTACATCAAGTAGCTCGCGGGCCTCTTTTACAAGAGCCGCTCTTTTTTGCTTTTTTTCAATAAGTGCTACGTTTGGCATTTTTCACATTCCTCCATATTTTAATTTTTTACAATATAGGGACGTCTTTTAACAGACGCTTACAAGGTAAGTAAGTCCAGCTTCCTCTTTAAAATTTTTAATCTTATTGAGGATTCAGAGCGCTCAGGTTCAGGGACATCTTCTGATGCCTCCGGCAACGGGGCTTCAACTACAGCTGGCTCAATCTTAAATGGGATATTTTTCATGATCCTTTCAGAAATTGCATCAGCCAATCTATCAAAAGCCTGTTCAGAGATTTCAGCCCCAAAAGAAGCCGCTCTCCCAACACCAACCGAAGCATCTGCCGGGATGGTGACAATGCTAGCCTCATATGGAGTCCAGGAATTAGCGATTTCACAAGGGCCTTCAAACCGTCCACAAGCAGATCTTTTCCCCTCTTTGACAACCTCCCAGTCATCATCAAGGACACGATATCCAACAGAAACCCCCCGCAAAGTCCCACTTAAAACCTTCTGAAATACTTTATCACTTTCAGCATCCACATCAAAACGGACAGTTGCTAAACATTTCCGCTCTTTTTCATCCAACCAGGCTGACTGAATACCCCCAATCGGACTAAAAGGACTATGCTGATAAAGCAAAACCCCTAAAGAATTCAACCGGGTAAGATCAATAGCCGTAGCCTCATGGCGGAGGATTTCTACCCACTGACCGCTGAACCAAGAACTTCTAACCACCCGCATCTCACTTGAAAAACTAAGAGTTGCTGTCCTGGTTCCCTCATCTATAACAGCCCGATCAAACGCCATTTCCCGGTATAACACTGCAGGTCTTTCACGCTTCATCTTTTTTACTCACCTCCGTCTCTTTTAAATAATTAACTGAAGTACTATGACCACTTTGATTAGTGGTAGTCATGTTCATCGGAACCAAATATGACTTCCCTTGACCATCCGGTAATGGGTTTTCATTCTCTTTTTCCCGGATATCATCAGCCGAATACCAACCCCATTGACGGGCTATGGCATAAGACTCATAACGACTTTTTAGATCCCCACGCAAAAGATTCGCAGTTAAGAACTCCGCAAAATAACGGGAACGATCGACTAAGGTAAGAAGCTTCCAACTGATTGTTTGTTCCCAAAGAGTCAACCAATATAAAAGAGTATCTCCTAAAAATTCCTGTGCCTGATGTTCAATATTTGTGAAAGTGGCTTTATCCATATTCCCAACCTTATGCGGTGGCACTTGGAATATTGAGGCCATCTCAATTTGACTGAATTTCCGACTCTCCAACATTTGTGCATCTTCAGGAGAGATCCCAATCTGAGTGTACTTCATCCCCTCTTCAAGAATTGCAATTCGGTGAGTCTTGTTAAGTCCTTGGTGCATCTCATTCCAGGAATCCCTTAAATTACTTTGAGCCGGCTGGCCAAGAGTTCCCGGATGCTCTAATACTCCACCAGGGATAGCCCATTTCCAAAAAAGCGAGCGGAATACTCCTGCAAAGAAACACCATGACCAATAGTTTCCCGAAACATTGTCAATACAGAATATCCCTTTAACCCATCAAAACCAGGGCCGGGAATGTGAAATACTTGATCAGCCCGCAGAATAGTAGATCCACCACCAGGTAAAGCAACCACATATTGAATTTCCTTGGTGATTTTGTTCCTCTCTGGAGTGACTCTATTAGGGGTAAGAGGCCAAAGAGCTATTGGATATCCGTCTTTATTCCTCTCAATTTCTGCATAAGCATTACCCCAAGTAAGAACGTGAGCTGTCAAAGTATCCTTAAACGCTAAAGGAGTCATCTCCGAATTCGGAAAATCATGAACAACCAGATAAACCGGATGACCATTAGCTCGCTGTTTACCCCCTGTGGGTAACCGCTCATATAAATGGATAGGCATCATAGCTATAGGTTTACAGATGACCCGAACACATGCCCACAAAGCTGTATAATTCAAAGCGGTGTAATTATTAACCATCGCCCCTGAAGCGGTTCGTCCTCCACCAAGTAAACTCACAAGCCAGCTAGGGGCATCTGCTAGATTTGATCTGGCAGATAACCGCCTTGAAAAAAATCCCATTAACTACCACCCCCTTGGGGACGTCCAAGAAAGATTAACCAAACACCAAGAACCATCATAGCCACCCGAGGATCAAACCCCCAGGCCCCATAAGTAAATAAAGAAGTCCCGGCTACAATAAACACATCATTAAAGTCGAAAGGGATTTTAAATTTAAGTTTAAGTTTAAACATCCTATCCCTCCATTTTATATGGATGTTAATCCACGAGTTGCATATACTGAAGGTTTTTCCTCTGCGGCTAATGCTCTTACTAAAGCATTTATTATTGCCGATAAAGGATCTATCCTTTGGCTATCATCCTGATTTTTCTTTGATAATTTTATATTCTCATTAGTATCCTGAATTACATAAGCATTTGATAAGGCCCAAGTCAATAATGGACTTCCATCATGAACGATCTTCCCTTCTAAAACCAGTTCACGGAACCTCTTTGTTGGCCCGGAAAGAGAACTCATACGCTGAAGAATCTCAACACAAGTGTACCCATCATCCATCATATCATTAAGAAATTGTCTAGCGCCCCAAGGGTCAGCGCATACCTCTTTGATTTTCCAACCCTCATCAAACTCTTTTTCATGGATATAATTTTTTAAATATTTATCATTTGTTACATCCCCTGGAGTAAGAGTGCACCAACCATCTTTGGCCCAGGCTTTATAAGGTACCCGGTCAGTATGGTCATGCTTTGTTGCTGTATTTTCAGGAATAAACCCATGAGAACTTACAGCATATAATGGATAAATTATCCCTTGGGGAACTTCAACCGGGGTCTTCCCATCCAATTTAAACACAAATCCATTAGCAGTAAGGTCAACACATTTAGAAAGATCTTCCCCGTTATAACAACTCTGACCACGAACCAAGTTTAAAAAATCAATATGAGACATAGCCAGGGCCTTCCACCTGTCCATAATACCGCTAAAATATTTATTTTCACTATCAGTTTGCCAACGATTAACCCGCTTAATCATCCATTGCCGGATCTTTGATTGATCCCCACTACCAAAAGCCAATATATGTTCATCCTTAATTGTATTGTAAAGCTCTTCTGAATAAGAATTCCAAGTCTGAAATATTGGATTAGCTTTTATCCAGCACTTTTCATCATGAGGATCATCCTCATCGTCGATCTCCCGGATCATAATAAAATATGATTCATTCGGGATGAACCCTTCCAGGATCTTCTTACCAATATCATCCTCTTTTTTGCAAGGCCGGTTTTCAGCATCTTCCCCGGCAGTGGTGATGATAAATTCCAGGCATTGAGAACGTTTTCCCTTTCCACTAGAGGTAATATCCTTGACTAAACTAGTGGGGTGGGCATGATATTCATCAATAATAATGAGACATGGACTACCTCCATCTTTGTTTTTTGTATCTTTAGACAACCTTTTGAGCTGTCCTCCTCTGGTCTTATGGGTGACTAAAGTCTTTTTTACATCCAAACGTTTCACGATATCCGGGGAAGCAAGGGCCATCTCACGGGCGTCATCCCACACAATCCGGGCCTGATCCTTGTCCACAGCCCCACAAACAACCTCCGGCTTCATCTCATACCGGGCTAACTCAGGATGTCCAGGAGGATAAAGAGCATCCCCACACATCCCATAAGTGGCCAGCCCACTCATCAAAGTAGATTTTGTATTCCCACGAGCCACCCTGTCATAAGCTGTTCTGAACCTACGCTTACCGGAATCTTTGTAGACCCAACCAAAAACACAACCCAAGTCAAATTTCTGCCAGTCCAGTAATTCAATCGGTTCCCCGGAGAAAGGCCCACGAACATGTCGGCAGATTGTAAACCATTGGAATATGCGATCTGCCCTACTCTCATCAAAAACAAAAGGGAAGTCTGGAGTCCCTTGTCTTTTCAGATCATCCAGGTGTCTTTTGCAAGATAAAAATTCCCATTTACATGATGATACATTCCCATAAACTATATCAATGGCATATTGAGTCGTGGGATGAATTTCCGCACCCATATCCATCAATCTCCAAACATATTGGCATGAGGATCTGTTGTCCTTTTAGGAGGTTTCTTTGGAATATTTCTAACTCGAGCCGCTGGATTAAGGAATAAACGATCCTCTATTTTTATCAGCATTTCCCGAGTCCGAGTTAATTTACCCACAATTCCAGAAATTGCATGATAGAGTTGAATACGTTCATCAGCATTTTTACAAAGATCTATATCCGCCCGCATAAGAACTAAGAGCTGTTCAAGTGTCACCGACTCACTGGTCAAGGTACAATAGCGGTTTATGATCATCTCGTCCATGCCCTCAACATACTCAAGATCCTTGTATAACTTCTTGAGCTTTTTAAACATGTCCAAAGCAACAGGATCTTTCCTTACCTGCTTATTAGGTTTATACTCCTTCTGACCGGAACTTAAACTCCGCTCATGTTCCTGTCTATCTGCTATCATCTCCTTGGTTAGATGACGTTTATTCCCATTAAGTAAATGAAGTTCGACCGGCTTTGCCGCTCTCCCAGTAAACATCCTTACCACCCCTGAATTTATTCTCATTGTTTTTCAACTAAAAATCATCAAAA